TCAGTTAAATATTTCAGATATTGAAATTGATTACGATGATGATGCAAGCCTTGAGGATCTGTCAACCTTTGTGGAAAGAGGGTTGTGTTATGAAACTCTTGAACATTTCGAAATCGGATATTCAAAAACAAAAGAAAGAGTTGTCATTCCGGTTAGGGATGCTCAATACAAGTTAGTTGGATTCATAGGTCGTGCGACAAGTTCTGAACAAGAACCTCGCTACCTGTATAACAGGGGTTTCAAAAGAGCAGATGTTTTATTCAACATACAAAATGCAAAACAGTATGATTCATGCATAGTTGTGGAAGGAAGTGTTGATGCAATGTTTATTCATCAAGCTGGCTACCCCAATGTTGTAGCGACTCTAGGCTCCAAAATCTCCGATTTTCAGTACAAAATGTTGAGAAGATATTTTGACAAAATTATTATCTTTTCCGACAATGATGATGCTGGAAATCAGATGAGGAGTGATATACTAAATGCCTGTAGAGGTAAGGAACTCTATACCGTCAAATTGCCTGAAGACCGAAAGGACGCAGGTGAAATGTCGGATGAGGAAATTACAAATACATTAACAAACAAACAAATACACATATAAGGAAGGTATAACAATGTTTAAATCAGTAAAAACACTATCAGAATTAGAAAAAACAGTTGCGCCAGTTGCTGGCGCTGCTAAGACTGGTACAAAGAAATATTTGACAATTGGCGCAGGGGAATCTGTAAAGGTTCGTTTTCGTCAAGAGTTGACAGAAGATGCAAGAGGCTATGATGAAAAAGATGGAACAGGAATGATGGTTCCAGTCATTACATCGCCAATCAATTGGAAGTGGAGAGCAGCATCAACTGCTTCAATTGAGAAATTCAATTTCCGTTGTTGGGGTTCTGAGCAGGTTCATAAGGATAAGGCATGGAAGCCTAAGACACATTTGGTTATCAATGTTGCTGTTGAAGTAGAGCCAGGTGTTTGGGAACCACGCATTATTGACACTACATTTAATCAGCGCCATATCGGTGCAATCTTGATTGAGTATGCGAAAGAATTTGGAACCATCACAGACCGAGATTACAAGTATTCTCGCCAAGGCTCTGGTGCTTCGGATACGAACTACAGCCTGATTCCTCTTTCTGTTTCTGAAACATCACAGGAGATCAAGGACTTGCCATTGCACGAACTTGAAAACACTTACTTGACTTTGCCATATGAAAAGCAGGAACGCTTTTACACAACTGGCGAAATTTCAAAAGACGAGTGGTAATAAGAAAGGCGTAGAAGTAGGGAGTGGTTTTTAATCACTCCCTACTTTTCTTATTTTATGAGAAAAGTAATTGCATTAGACCTAGATGGTGTCATCGCAGATATTGATGAAGGTTTGCGGATTGAACTAGAGCAAAGAGGTTATCCGGATTATGACTTCACAGATTGGTTAACGACATATCACGAATGTGAACTGTCCGATGAAATCATGACACCTGAATTGTTTTGGAGAAATCTAAAGCCATTCCATGACTCTTGGCATCAAGTCAATAAATGGTTTTCAAAAGGACATGATGTATACATCGTGACAGCAAGAAGAACAGAGGGTGCAATAACAGCAACTCATAGATGGCTGGATGAATGGAAGATCAATACTATGAACCCTATATTCTGCCAAATGGGGCAGAAGCATGAGGCGATTGCAAACTTGAATCCAGAGTTCATCATTGAGGATAATCCGAATGAAGTAATCAGTCTTTTGGACAGTGGATACAACGCTTTTCTTAGAAGAGCATGGTACAATAAAAAATATTGGGAAACGCTACCCTCAATTGGGAGCTTATTAGAATTGGAAATTAATGACTAATTTCGTTCACTTACACTGTCACTCTGAGTATTCATTGCTTGACGGTATGTCAACTCCAGAAGAGATTGCAAAGACCTCAAGTCGCAATGGTCAGTTTGCCTCAGCAATCACTGATCACGGAACAATGGGTGGAGTTTTAAAATTCCAAGATGCTTGCGATAAGCAAGATGTGCGACCATTGTTTGGCATTGAAGCCTACTTTGTTCCATCGGTCAATTCAGACGGAGATGGGAAACATGAAAGGTATCACCTCATTCTTCTTGCAAAGAACAACGAGGGTTTGCAGAAGTTGTTCAAGGCCTCAAAGATGGGCTGGACTAATAACTTCTATTACAAGCCAAGAATGGATTTTGATCTTTTAGAGGAACTGGTAGACAACGACATTGTTGCTCTATCTGGGTGCATGGGTAGTGCGATATCCAAAGCAATTGATAATAAGAACTATGCACGAGCAGAGCAGTTATCAGAAAGATTTGTAAAGATATTCAAAGATGATTTCTATTTTGAAATCCAAGCGTGGAATCCAAAGCATATTAATGATGGATTAATTGACTTAGCAGAACACTTTGGCAAGAAAGTTGTTGCAACAGCAGACTGCCATTTCCCTACACATGAAGACAGGGGCTGTGAAGAAGTTCTTCTAATGGTTTCACAGTACCCAAGTCTAGGTGCTGCTGAAGAAAGATTGGCAAAAGAAAATAGCGGGATAATCAACGATCCTCATGTTTCAATCGTTGACAAGATTAATAAGATGTACCCCAACAGAAGTCTTAGGTTTGATGAAATCAATCCGTACATCGCTAATGCAGACACCGTGTATTCTTGGTTTGAAGAAGCCGGATACGCCAATACTTCTTACTTAGAAAACACAATTGAAGTTGCAGAAAAGTGTTCTGCGAGAATTGTTAAGAGAAGTAATCTTCTTCCCAAGTATTCAAAGATGTTTGACTCAAATGAATACCTGCGTGAGATAACCGAGTTTGAATTGCAAAACAGAGGGTATGGTCAAGAGTACAAGGACAGACTTGATGAGGAACTCGGAATCATTAAGCAACTCGGTTTTGCAGACTACTTCCTAATCGTTTGGGACTTGGTTAAATGGGCCGATCAAAATAATATTGGTCGTGGTACAGGTCGTGGTTCAGTTGGCGGGAGCATCCTTGCTTTCCTTTTGGATATTTCAAAGGTTGACCCAATTAAGTACAGCCTGCTATTCGCTCGCTTTATCAACCCAGACAGAAACGACTATCCTGACATTGACTTGGACTTTGAAGATAAGAGAAGACATGAGGTTCGTAATTATCTTCGTGATAGATGGGGACATGACAATGTAGCGGCTATCACAACTTATGGTACATACAAACCTAAATCTGCTGTTAAAGATGTTTCCAGAGTTTACCAAGTGCCTTTTCAGGAGATTAATGCAATCACTCCATACTTTGAAACACTTGAAGAACTTGAAACATCTGAAAAGGGCAAAATCTTCTGCTCAAAATATCCAGATGTAGCGAACCTCTCTAAGAGGCTTGAAGGTCGCATTCGTAATGCCGGAATTCATGCTGCTGGAATGGTTGTGTCTGCAATTCCATTGACTGATGTATGTCCTGTTGAGACAAGAAAAGATGTTAATAACAATGTTCGCTCTGTCGTAACTGCTTTTGACATGGAAGATGCTGAAGCAGTTGGTCTTATTAAGATTGACGTACTTGGTCTTAAAACGGTATCTGTTATCAAAGACTGCATCAGTAAGATCAAGGAGAGAACGGGTGTAGATGTAACGGACAAATCACTGAGCCTAGATGATACTGCTGTGTATAAGAATATCGCAGAAGGTAATACTGTCGGTGTATTCCAAGCTGATGCCGCTGCTTATCGCAACTTGATTGAGAGAATGGGCGTTGATGACTTTAACGACCTTGTGGTTAGTAACGCTCTTGTTCGCCCCGGTGCATTGTTGTCACAAGGTAAAACATACATTGAATGTAAAAAGGGAGAGAAGAAGCCAAAGTATCCTCATCCTCTTGTTGAAGATATTCTTCGTGAAACTTACGGCACTGTAATTTTTCAGGAGCAGTTAATGCAAATGGCTGTGCTTCTTGCTGATTTTACTTGGTCAGAGGCTGACAAACTTAGAAAAATCATCGGTAAGAAGAGAGACTCTGCCGGATTTGATGAGTACAGAGAGAAGTTTGTTAATAACAAATACATTACAAAAGAAAAGGCTGAAAAGATTTGGTCTGAGTTTGAAATGGCTGCTCTCTATATGTTCAACAAGTCTCATGCTGTTGCTTATTCAATGCTCTCGTATCAGACAATGTGGTTAAAGGTTTATTATCCTGTCGAATTTACATGGGCACTTCTATCTAATGAAGACTCAACAGATAAGATCACCGCTTACCTCATGGAAGCGCAAAGACTTGGGGTTAAGATTCTTCCTCCTGATGTGAACGAGTCAGATGAATTCTTTACAATCGGCAAAGAGGGCAGTGAAGAAGGTATCCGTTTCGGATTAAGCAATGTTCAGGCTTGTGGTAAGACCGCTATTCAAGAAATTATTGATAAGAGACCATTTAACTCATACGATGAATTCATAAACAAATGTTCAAAGAGAGCAGTAAGATCCAATGTTAAAGAAAACTTAGAAAAGGTAGGAGCTTTCAAATCTTTGGGGTTTGAGTCTCAATTTGAGCACGAAAGATACTATCTACCCATTCTAGGATTCCCTATCACTATTGCTTCAGATAAGAATGAAATGGATGACTTCGTAGAAGACATTGCTAACTTCCATGAAATCACCTCTCCATTGACGCTGGTTAGGGCTGTGGTGCGTTCAACTAAGAAAACACCACAATACCTCCGTATTGAATTTGAAGACGCTTCAGGCTCCGCTACGGTCTTTGCAGAGCGTGACACAGAGGTGGCCGTAAGAGACTATCTCTATGCCCTTATCGGTGACAGAACGCTTCATGCTTTCAGTGACGCTTTTAATTATATTGATACCCCCTTGCATAAGTTCACGCAGTTGAGAGCCAAGGGATTAGAGCATGACTATGCGTGGCTGTACCCATCGGGTCTGGGAGATGTGGATTCGGAAAAGACTCTTTTGTATATCTTGCACACGAGATTCTTTACGACACAGACTGGCAAAGATATGGCAAATGTCTATGGCTGGGATGGAAAACAAATCTTTAAGATCGTGGTATTTCCTGGTGTGTTCGGTAAGTTGAAAAATATCATCAAAAAGGATCAATGGTTTGCTGCGAAGCTTGCTAAAATTGAAGATAAGAAAACATTGACAAGACTTGACTCTTACAAAATTGAGAATGAAAGGGCGATGATTCCTGTCGAAAAATACATCGAGATGAAAGGGTTAAAGAATGATAGTTTGGTCTGACAACCAAGTGCCAAAATTTAGTGAAGGCTACGGCTACACACCTGATCGCTTATGGGATTTTATCGGAACGAGTGGATTGCCGATTCGAAGAAGTAAACCCGCCGACTGGAGGCATATTGGTCGAATTCAAATGCCACCTGAAATGGCTGCTCTTGAAGGTTTGGGAGTTGGTTATTACGAAAAGGATGATTGCACCGATGAGATTGTAATCAATCATTCCGTGCCGGAGGCATTTGTACGGTCACGGATGTATAGCGTTGGCTACACCTTCTGGGAAACAAACCGATTGCCAAACCATTGGGTTGAACTGTGTAACAAGATGGATGAGATATGGACATGTACCGAAGCGATGCGGAAGGTGTTTGTTCAATCAGGGGTTTATAAACCCGTTTATGAGTTTAAGCTTGGTGTTGACCCGAAGATTTATTATCCCAAATTGAGAACGCCTCATTCTACATTTACATTCCTATCCATTGGCTCACCTTCCAGTCGTAAGAACTCCCAAATGGCGGTAGATGCTTTCTTAAAATTATTTGAGGGCAATGACAATTACCGTTTGATCTTTAAATCAAATGGAGAGCCTGACGGAAGAATCTATAGAGATGGAACAATGTATCCGCTCAAACACCGACAGATTCAGGTTATTGACGATGAAGTTTCACATGAAGGATTGGGCGAGATTTATGACATGGCAGACTGCCTGATTTACCCAACGAGCGGTGAAGGTTGGGGAAATATACCATTCCAAGGAATTGGAAAAGGAATTCCAACCATTTGCACAAATGCTCTGGCATGTACAGAGTTTGCTGACATGTCTGTACCTCTTAATTTTAGATGGGGTACACATAAGATGTTCGGACTGTACGAAAATGCTGGTGAATGGGCAGAACCAGATTTTGATGACCTGTGCGACAAGATGCTATATGTTGCAAATAACTATGAGCAAGTTGCACAGAAGACATATGAGAGCGCTTTATATATAAATGAAAATATGACATGGGAAAAGGTTTCTCAGCCATATATTAAAAGAATGTCCCAAATTTTCGAGGAGGCAAAGGGCGGATGAAAATACATTATTTAAGTTGTCATTCAATATTGGAATATGACGAAGTACAACTTCTTACAGATCTAGGGCATGAGGTTTTTTCAAACGGTGCTTATCTTGACCCAAGAGGTCATATTACACTTCCTAGACCGCCAATTAAAGGTGCAAAATTCTATGAAGAGTATGCACAGTTGGCCTTGAATCATCCAAAGACCGCTCTCCCCTCAGAATTGATTGAACCTTTTGATTGCATCATTGTTATGCATTCTCCAGATGTGATCATTCACAATTGGGAGAAGATGAAGCATAAAAAGGTTATTTGGAGAACTATTGGTCAATCTACTGACTCTGTTGAGAATAATTTGAAGCAGATGCGTGAAGAAGGTTTGAAGATTGTTAGATACTCCCCTAAAGAGAGGAATATCCCTAACTACATTGGAGAGGATGTTCTTATCCGCTTTTATAAAGACGAAGATGAAATGTCGGGTTGGGTTGGTAGCAATAAGACACCTGTTAATTTTTCTCAGAGTCTAAAAGGTCGCAGAAGTCATTGTCACTATGATGAGATTATTGAAGTTATCAATAAGTACAATGGCATAGTTTATGGACCGGGAAATGATGACTTAGGAGATAAGAACGGAGGTTCTGTCCCCTATGAAACACAGATTAAAAAGATGCAGGAGGCTAGGCTCATGGTTTATGGAGGAACAGCGCCAGCATCATACACTCTATCTTTTATTGAAGCATTGATGATGGGATTGCCAATCGTTGCTATTAATAAAAGTATGGCTAATATCATATATGACTTTGATTTCTATGAAGTTGATGAGATTTTGTCCAGTATTGATGGTATAGTTTGTGAGAACATTGAAGAGATGATTCTAAAAACTGAAGAACTGATAAATAATGATGAATACGCTAATGAAATTAGTATTAAGCAGCGTAATTTAGCCATTGAATTATTTAGTAAGAATAAAATTCAAAAACAATGGGAGGATTTTTTAAATGAAATATG